AAAATTATAAAAAATATGTTATTGATTATGGTTTAGAAATTTATAAAAAAAATATAGAAGAGCATGAGAGAATAATCTCAATAATTGATGATTTTATTGCTCAAGTTCCTACTTTTATTAATATTGCAAATACTGCTTTTCAATCACAATTTGAACCATTTGAAGTAGATTATGAGGGAGAAATTTCAGTACGTGAATCGCAACTTAGAAGTACTTTTATACAAAGATATGATTCATATTATCCAATGCTTGCTCCAGAAAATACAGAGCAAAAAAAAGATTTAGGTATACCATTTAATTTATATAAAGTTTGTTCATCTCATCCGTATATTCCTGGTCCTAAAGGTTCACGAAATGATGAAGCTTATTATGCTTTTTTGATAAACTATACTGGATTTAGTAATCAAAAATTTAACAAATATTTTAAAGATATCGCTAATTTTTACACTAATCCGAATGATGTTACTAAAATTGGAGATAATGGTATAGGTGATAATTTTGCAGATCTGACATATATTTGTGATGTTTGTACAAATTCAATATCATTAGAAATAGTTAAAAATAATGCAATTAAAGAAAAATCTGTAAGACAAGTTCAAATAAAATTACTTAAATATATTTTAGATAATTTGACGGTAAAGTATACTACAGGAGATACACCATCAATTATTGTTGGTGTAAGTGGTGAACAAGAATTATATTATAATAATATTGCTAATTATTTACAAAAACCAGCCTTTTACATCTCAAATAGAGGATTATCATTTGAAAATAATTTAAAAAATAACGCTATATCAACCAATTTATCATTATTCAACATAAAGTCTATTACAAGAAAACCTATACGCGGATCTCGTTATGAAATATTGGCAAAAAGTAAAGGTATTAATGAAAATGTAGGTGAATATCTATATAATATTTTCTTTGAAAATCAATCTTCAATCGATGGTGATGGAAATCACCCATATTATGATCAGACATACAAACAAAATTTAGGTAATTCTTCATTTGTTGATTTACCAAAAATTAAAAAAATAAAATCAATTGATGACTATAGAACATCAACTAATAATATTACATCCCAATATTCTTTTCCAGTAAGTAATATTATTGGTGGAGGAAAAGAAAGAGCTTTAATTTCATCAAAAGAAAATCAAATTGCTTCTAATTCACCATTAATTGATGAAGGTTATATTAATAGTGAATTAAGAGCTATATCCTCAAGAGTTGAAAATTTTGATGAAAATGAATATATTCAAAGATTTAATATATTCAAACCAAATCTTGTTGGTAAAAAACCACCAAATTTAAAAAGAGAAGAAATATCTTCATATATTCGAATTGAATTTAAACAGCCGATAGGAATTGAAAGTTTAGCCGATTTTCCAAAAGGTTTTATAAGAAATGCAGGTCATGAATATTTTTTACCATATCTAGTATCCTTAACATCTGGTCCGAATGGAAGACAAACAATAAATCAAAATTTAACAATTATTGGTATGGATCCATATGGTTTTGATGTCGCAATGAAAAGAATTGTTGATCAAAAAAATTCAAATGGAGAATATTATTGGTGGTATAATGGTTCAGCATCACCTGGAATGTTTTTATGGTCTTCATTACCTACTGATCCAGTAGTGTATTTTGAAACAAAATATACTTATTATACGGCACATATACCCAATAAACAATTTATTACTTCTGAGGCAGATTTATTAGGTATCGGTGGAAATAACGATTCACCTAATTTAGTTGATGATTATCATGCAGTAGCATCGCAATATAATTATCCCTTTAATGTTTCAAATGTAAACACTAATACCTTTATTAATTTAACAATAGAACAACTTCCTACAAATATTATAAATGAGAATGAAGGTAAAGGTGGAGTACAAGCTAATTCAAGATATACTTATGATTTATCATCTGATAATTATGCAAGTAATTATTTAATGGAATCACATAAAGTAATTAAAGCAATTAGAAATTATTGGTCATTCAATATACCAGATAATATTAAAATTATACCATATTTTAAATTTTTATTGGATGAAGTATCATATGCTTTTGGGCCATTTGAAAATAAATTCAATAGTGATTTTATTTTTACTGAAAATACACATAGAGGATCTTACTCATATGGCTATGGTAGCTATGGAGATGAATCTTATAGAACTTCTTTATATAATTTAGGAAAATTAAATTATAATATAGATTACGATAAATTATTTCATGATTGTTATCTAAAACTTTTAGATTCGGATGATGTATATAATGATGTAATAAATCCGTTATTACAAAATAATTTAAAATTAATTTTACAAAATCATGCTGTCGATGAAACCGTAAGTATTTTTAAGGATGATATAGATTTTTCAATAACAGAAACAGAAGGAGTTCCAGAATTTAAGAAATATTTTAGTCATTTAACAAATTATTGGTTTAGAGAATCAAGATTTGAAGAAAGTAGTTTAATTGATGATATTTGGAAATATGATCTATCTGGTTATAGTGAATATGGAATTATTTTACCTCCCGTAAATGCAAATCACCCAGATATATTTGATCACAATTTTGCTGGTCAGTTTATCGTTTTTGCCAAATCAACAGATGTTTGTAAGAAAAACAATCTTAAATGTATAAATCCATCTGGATCAACAGTCTCTAGTGGATGTCCTCCAGAAAATCCTTACTGCAATTGTCCTGCACAAAATAGAAAACCAATCGAAGCTGAACCATCTTATCTTGAATTATATAAATTGGAACAAGAGCTTAAAGAATGTTCTTTAATAGAGGAACATTTAGGAGAGGATTGGCTTGGATGTGTCTGGTCCAATCCAGATAACACAGCAAGTTGTAATTGTCCCGAGATAGGGGATAAATTTATGAAATATTTGGAATATAGCAGGACTTATGCTACTTTCTGGAATACTCCACCCAAAACACCTTTATTGCGAAATGCTCAAAATAAACTACTTTTTAGTTCAACTATTCAGATAAAAGTTCAAGCAAATCCTGCCCTTAAAGTTGGTGATGTTGTAGCATTACTTCAACCAAATACAGTTCAGGATGATAAAAATCAATTTAAGAGATTTTCTGGTAGATATTTAGTAACTTCTATAAACTATGTCTTTACGGGAAATGCTATTGATTATTACGAACTAACATTAAATAGAGACACCCCATTCTTAAACCCAAATGAGGCATCAAAACCATTTGAATAAATATACTAAATAATATTATGATATTACAAAAAAATTTATACTCTGATTTAAATTTTTTTATTAGTAAAAATCCTTTTACTAATGATTTTGCAATTCGTAAAGATCAAAATGCAATTAATCAATCAATCAAAAATATAGTATTAACTAATTTTGGTGAAAGACCATTTTTACGAAATTTTGGAAGTAATATTTATAATTCTGTTTTTGAACATCCAGAATTAATTGCTTTTTATGTGGATGAAGCGTTAAGATTGGCCATCAATACATTCGAACCAAGAATTAATATTATAGACATTGAATATAATACAACCGATAATATTTTCAATGTACAAATTTCATATTCAATTACATCATTAAATATAACCGGCACATTTAATATAGAAATAGCGAGATCCCGATAATGTCAAATAATATTAATTTAGGTTCTATTGATTATGAACAAATAAAAGATAGCCTAACAGAATTTTTGAAAAAACAGGATGTTCTTAAAGACTATAATTTTGAAGGATCAGTACTTCAATCATTAGTAAGTCTTCTAAGCTATAATACTTTATATTATGCATTTTATTCAAATATGTTATCGAATGAAATGTTCTTGGATTCTGCTCAAAGAGAACAATCTATTATATCATTAGTAAAACCTTTGGGTATTACAGTTCCATCAAGAACTTCAGCAAGAGCAAAAGTAAGAACAGGTGGATTAGAAATTCTACCTCAATTTTCTCAATTTTCTGGTAAAAATGAATCTGGTATAATTTATAATTTTTATGCTTTAGAAAATTATTCTGAAGATAATGATAATTTTATTAATAATATTGTATTAGTAGAAGGAAAACAATTAATACAACATAGATCTATTAAATCTTTAATTGATTACACAAATCAAACTTATTTTATTCCAGATAATACCATTGATATTTCAACACTTATTGTAGAGGTTGATGAGGGTGATGGTGTTTATAAAAAATGGATATTAAGTGATAATATAGGAGATTCTACTGAAAATCTCAGTCAAAATATTTACTTTATTGAAAGATATGAGACTGGATTTGAAATTCAATTTGGTAAAGAAAATTCACTTGGTAATGAAATTCTTGATACTTACAATACTCGTATAAGTTATTTAATATCAAGTGGTTCTGCTGCTAATAATGTTGTAAATTTTGAATATGTTCCTGATACCAACGTTATTGTTGAATTAATTGAACAAGCAAATGGTGGTCTTAATGGACCAGATTTAGACTATTTAAAATTCATAGCACCAAAGTTTTTTGCTGCTCAAAATAGAGCAATAACAAAAGATGACTTTTTGGCCTTATCTACTGTTTATTTGAGAAATAAAGGATATGATGTAACTAAAGATAATTTTAGTATATTTGGTGGAGATCAATTATTTCCTCCACAATATGGTAGAGTTTTTATAGCAACTGATGTTATTCCAAGAACTGATATTTTAGATTTAGTAGCACACCTTAAAACTAAATGTGCATTAACAATTCTTCCAGAATATGTTGATTCAAATCAAGATACAATATTTTTTGATTTAGATATTAAATTTAAAAATACTGTTTTAGAAAATGATAAACAATTTATAATATCAAATATTAAAAATTATATAACAAATACTTATATTATTTTAAATAAATATAACATAAATTTCAATGGACAAACTATTCAAGATGATATATTGAATAGATTTACTGAAATAAACACAGTGAATTTAAAATTATATTATGATTCGATCAAAACTGGTGGTGAAATAAATGTTAATTTAGAGAATGAACTTGATTTTAATGTTGGTGAAAACAAAAATGTATGTGAACAATTTACTGATACTAATGGAAGAGTTATAAATCTAAGAGCAAATATTACATCAAATCAAGATCTATCTAGATTGATAAATCTTAGAACTTCAGTTCTTACTAATGGTACACCTATATTAAATTCTTCTTTACTATATGGAAAAATAAATGTTAAAGAAGGTATATTGCAAATATCAGATATTTACAGCGGCTCAATAAATATTACATTACCAATTAAAAATAAATTCTTTAATACAACAACAAATACTAAATTTAGTATTTTATTAAATAATATAATTGAATTATGAATCCGATATATTTCAAAAACACAGTCTTGAATAACAATCATGCTATTAATAGTTTGATTGAATTGGCTACGTCTGAAATATTATCTACAGAAAATACAAATACTTCTAATCAAAAATTAAGTGAAAATGATCCTAGATTCAATTTTAATGATGTTGAAACTTGCGGTACATTATTTGATATAACAAAATTTATTCCGCTTTGGGTAATTAAAGAAAAACAAGAAAGAATTAATTCTGGAGAATCTGTTTTAACAATCTATGATTTTCTACAAAAATATTATGATTGGTTGTATTGTGATGCTTCAACTGGTGCTCAATATAATTTGTCTAAAAATATTTTAGATTTGATCGATATACGAAAAACAAAAGAAAACTTAATACAAAATCTGTATAAAATGTATGCAGAATCATTTACAGGTATATTTGATTCGAATACGTTAGATATTGGTAGACCAGAACTTGAAAAGTTTTTAATTGGCATTCGAAGAAACTTTTATCATAAAAAAGGTACTGAAGATGCTATACGAAAAATATTCACTACATTGTTTGTTGTAGACGAATCTGATATTCAAATTGAAATACCAAAACAATATATTTTACGATTGAATGGTGGTAAATTTTTAAATACAAATTTTTCATTCAATACATCAACAGGCGACACGGGTAGTTATTTAGATAAAGCAGATTTATCTGGAAGTTATTTAAATTTTTCAAGATTGCATGATACAAATTGGTATCATGATTATTCTTATCTTGTATTTGTTGGTGACAAGTATAGCGATAATGATGATGCGGAAACTCTCTATAGAAAAGCAAATCATCCAATAGGCACACATTTAATTTTTGGAAAGCAAATATCAGATTTTGAACCATCTGATCCAGACTCTGAATCTGGAATTGTTTGTGAATTTCCAATGCTTAAAAATTATGCTCCATATGTTATAGGGGCCACTTATCCAGCCATAGGTACTATTAATGGATTAAGCTTCTTTGGATTATCTTCTTGTGTAGGTTGTTGTGGTACAAGTTATTCGGGATTTACTGGACCAACTCATAGATTTCCAAACTGGACTCAAGAAATAACAGAAACTATATTTGGTAATATAAATATTCAAGATTTCATTTTTCTTTGCTATTCTGATGGTTTAACAAGCCCTAACGATAATCTCACATGTACTGGTTGTAACTAATGTCTAAAAAATCTAACGATATACAACGATATCTCTCATCAATAGGAAAGACTGAACATCTTCATGTTTTTGTTGGTAAGTCATCCACAACTGCTGAAAATAATACTATTGATTCATCATTAGATTTGTGGAGAGATATGACATTCAGTAAAAAGATTAGTAAGTATGATGTTATGGGTGTTATACCCAACATTCCATGGGTTTCTGGAAATGTTTATCATCCATGGAAATCATCAAAACAGAATACTGGTGCTTATTATGCTTGGAATAAAGAAAATGGAACAGTATATCTTTGTATACAAAATAATGAAATGTCAAGACTTGATCTTGATGGTTTAAATGCTTCTACATATATTCCAAATCATAGTTATGGTATTCAAGCATATCCTGATGGTTATTCTTGGTTGCCATTGTATAGAATAACTGGTGATCTTTTAAGATTTGTTAAAACAGAATGGATTCCAGTTGTATCTTTTGAGGATTTTGAGGAAGAAGCATTTACTTCAGAATTTCTTGCAAAAAGTAGTTTTTGTAATGGAAATGTAGGTGGAACTGGAAATTGTTCATTATATTTTAAAAATTCATCTGAATTACAGATAAGTGGAGTAAGTTTTGATCATTATGAACAGGGTGAATTATACACAAGCGTAATTAGTGATTGTGATAATTGTTATACATTATTTAATAATAGTGATAAATTTATACCTAAATTTTATGATACTGGCTCATCAATACCCTCTACAATTACTGTAGAAAGTAAATATGATCTTATAGGACGTTTAGTTTCTGAAAATAAAATATCTCCATCTACATCATATTATGCTTTATATGATATTGCCAATAATGGTCCAAATGATGGTGCTATTATATCAGCACATATTGATTTAACTGGAATTACTGGAAATGACTTAATCGTAAATCAATCAAATCCGTCAATAACTATAGATTCTTCCACAGGTTCTGGTGCTGTTTTAAAATTTAAAACTTATAATACAATTAATGGAAAATATGTCATTAGTGGTGTTTTGCTTTCATCTGGTGGATTAAATTATAGAGATGCTGTATTAGATATTTCAACTAGTGTATTTGATAATGCAAATATTAAGGATGTTCTTTTATCAGCCATATCTCTTAATTTTGATGAAATAGACGGTTTAAATGTTGATCCATATGATATATTGAATTGTAATAATGTTATGGTTGATACGCGAATCGATACTAATGAATTATCATTATCATCAATTGCATTACCTGACGAAATTAATATTTTTGGTTTGGTTTCAAATCCAATTGAAGAAACTGCAAATGGTGATTTTGTTATTGCAGGATCTGAATTATCTGCATATGGATCAAAACTAAAATCTGGAGCTACAACTTTAGCAGTTGTCTATCCTGGAGATGAAGCCAATCCATTGGATCCACCATCCGTGAATCCAGTAGCTGGAAATGCATTAAGTACTTCTTTACCTGCTGGTACTGCAAAAACTAATTATAGTACAAAAATATTGAGAAATATTACTGATAATCTTGGTTTGGCAGTATATGATTATCCAATTTCTATTTATGAATCAGTAATTACTGTATCTGGTTTAGATTATTCAAATATAGATGATCTTACAGAAATTACAGATGCAAATAATGAAACATTTAATGTAAATTATGTATTGGAAAAACCGTCATTGTCTCAATATAGTGGAAAAGTATTACAGACAAAAAAACTTAGTAAAAATCTTAAATTAACAACAACAGACAATAGCGCAACCCGTGTTATTAGAATAAATATGATTAAGGGTATATAAATGGCAACAGATTTATTTGGAAATACAGAAAATTCTTCTACATTGAGTAGATCTCCATTTTTTTCAAGATTTACTCAATTTGAAAACACAAATAGTAATTATGCCCTTATTGCGTTCACTCCTGGATTAGCACTACAGGCAGCAGAATTAAATGAGTTACAAGATAATTTTCATAAAGTCTCTACTTTAAATAATTTGATGCTTTCAAATTGGACTTTAGAGATTATGAAAAATATTTCTTCAATAAATTCATTGAATGGTGTTATTTGGAGTGGCACAGTTCCACTTAATCCAAATCAAATTACAAAATCAAGCGATACTTTTACTTTTGGCGAAGGTTGGTATTATTATAACCATAAAAGCAATCTTCAATATTGGATTTATTTGGATTCAGATCAAACTTTTGATGCTTCATCTTTGTCTAATACCTATATTGGATTTAATGTAAATCTTGTTGATGTTTATTCAAATACAGATTCAAGATTAAATGATAATTCAAGTGGCTCTGTTAATTCAAATAGTCCAGGATCTTATAGAGTAAGTTTTTTATTTGATTCAATACAAGCATCTAATAGTTTAACAACATATAGTCCAATGATTGAAAAACGAGCTGGAAACTATTATTTCTTAAATGGTTTACAACTTCAATAAAAAAAGGTAAGAAATGCCAGTAACAAATAACACATATGTAATACCAACTTTAGGATCAACAGCAAGTTTTTATGATTGGTTTAATAAAGAAAATACTGATATAATTGCAAAGTTGAATTTACTTAAAGTTTATGGAGCCACAAGTGGTGATGGTGTTTTAGCATCTACAGACACAAGTGGTCAATTAACATTATCAATAGGTGGAACTTCTGGAATTATTCAATCACCTTTATCATTCAATGGAGTTGTGTCGTTCAATAATCTTGTAAATTTACCGAGTCTAAATTTACAAACAACAGGTATTACAACTGGTTCTGCTGGTTATACTTTTGGAACGCCAGTAAGAATTTTTCTAGATGGATCTCAAAATATTGGTTATACAGCTGCTAGAGCAAATTCACCAGAAAATGCAGAAGTTTTAGGTCTATTATCATCAATAGGTCAAAC